GGCACGGGGGGGTTCTCAATGTCCTTGAACCCTAGAAGGTCTTCCTCCGCTTTTTGCGTTTGAGCGGAGGCAAGGGAAGAACGCGGTCATCAGGCCGCGCCCAAGTTCTGGGGGTGTAGTAATCTACTGCCCACCAGACGAGGTCGTGTTCTACGACTTCCCCTGAGCCCAATATCCACGGCCCGGTTTCGGGCCAATGGTAAACGGCACGCTTCTTAAAGACAATGGACTTTTTCAGACTAACCGGAATTTTCACTTTTTCCGGAGGAGGGTAGCCGACTAGACTTTCCACGCGTTCGACGAGGGTCTTCTCCTTGTAGGGAGTATAGGCCCCGGCTTGACGCAGATAAAGCATCGACTGTAACCTGAAGTCTTCAGGGATCTGCACCTTTCTGGTTTCGATGCTCATGGTAGAGCTGATGAAACCTTCAAAATGTTTGACCCCGGTCCCCGCTTGACACTTTCGCATCTTGCGGTACACCGACGGCAAAGCCTCATCCCAATCTAGGATGAGACCGGCGTCAGACTCACCGAAGGGAACAGCGCAACGCTGCACCTCGTGGTGAAGATGGGAGACAACCCAAGACCAAACGGGCTGCAACCTTCCATCCAATCCATAGCCAGCCAAGCGCGACCAGCGCTTGATGTTGTTGGCTAAGAGGATTATCTGCTCGACAGTCCTAGGGACTTCGTCGACGTAGAAGGGCGTGACATCCAATCCGTCGAGATAGTGCTTTCCGCACGACTCCCGAAAGAGCGGGCCGGATGAGGTCGAAAAGGATTTCTCCATATTCAACCTAAAGCCGCAAAACTGGAATACTTCTTCCAGCAAAGGAACGGCTTCTACGGGGATTATGATATCATCCCCATACACCGACACGTCGGGTCGGATTCCAAGGTCCTCACAAGTTGCCGAAGCCAGAGCCCAAAAGATCAGGGTTTCCAGCTCGAACGTGTAGCCATTTCCCATTGCTGAGAAAAGCTCATACTCGTGGGGTATTCCATCTATCATACAGTGTGTAACCCGTAAGGTATCAAGGATTCGATACCAGGTAGGGTCGAACGCACCTTCAGCGTGGTCGCCCAGCATCCGCCACACAAGAGTTCGTGTGACAGACTGACTAGCGGACCGAACGTCGATAGTAGCGTCTTTACCGTCAAGGCTGGCTTCAAATGCCAACCGCTGATTGATGGACTGGTCGTTTATATCGATACCAGCGAGGGCCAATTTCGCCCTCATAGCAGACCCGACACCCAACTGTAGGGTGACATTCATATCGGGTCCGATGCCGATACCGCGGCCAGTGCGGCAGTTCTTGGGCACTACCGCGAACGTATCCGCGTTCCTTTCTGTGAAGATCGGAACTTCAGAGTGACCGAAATCCGTCAGATGCCAGTACCAGTGTGGTGCCAGCTTGACAAATTCCTCGGCCAAACTCCATGCGGATGACGAGCAGTCGGGCTTACCGAAAAGCTTCCCTACTACAGTGGCTTTCTGCCTACTGAGTGAGGTCGTGGCTCCCGGTCCGAAACGTGCATGCTCGACGAACCGATCCCAAGGGAAGCGTCCCAATAAACGTACAGCTTTACGAGAAGCCGCGGAGAAAATGCGGCTCACGCGTGGATTGTCCACGTTGTACGTCCAAAGACGCTTGTTGGTTTCGGCATTACACCGCTCATCTTCCAGGAAGGATAGGATGGCGGCTTCGCGAGTGTCGACCCCGATATCGAAATCAGGGTATTTCCTAAGCACCTCTTTTAGAAGGTACTCGTCCCGAAACCCAGAATCTAGGGCAGGGAACGCGCGTCCCACAATATCTCGAGGCTCTGAAGATCCAATCCGGATCCCCAGACTAGATGCCAAGAGTTCGTAAAGTACGCGAGGATTGACAGGCACACAAGACAAACGATGATCGTCATGCCTTTTCCCCATGAGAAGGATCTCCAGTTGGGGGTGGTAGCGACAGGACTCTCGGGTTGAGAGTCCTCAGGCCGTTGGGCGGAAGGCATCAAGCCTTACCAGGGGTTCTCGCCGCTTTCGATAGCGGCGGCGACCGGGGCGCAACTAAGCACTCCGGCAGCGAGAACATGCAAGTTCTCAGCCTCCTGCTCCGTCCAGGTGAGTGGCACGATGCACTCACCCTTGAACAGCCCGTAGTCAGCGACCTTGGGCACAGACACACCGTTAATCGTCTCGACGACGACCCGGGGCACCTTCATGGTGACCGGAACGGTGCGCACCTTGGCACTTTGAGTGAGGCCAAACTCCACGGTCTCGCGACCGATGGCATAGGTCTCATCGAAGTTCGCATAGAGGTTCCGACCGGTACGCCGGTCGATCCCCAGAGGCGAAAAGGTATGCGCGACAGGGGTATCTTCCCCATCATTTACAACAAAGGGCACATTATCGGCCACTTAAACCTCCAACAAATGGGCTAGATTATTCTAGCAAAAAGGTAAATAGGGCTCCGCGTTAGCGCAAGCCCACCCGCTTACCGACCCCAGGCAACAGCGACAAAGCGTCCGCCATATGCGTAAGGTCAAGCAAGCCTTTTCCGAAGGTAAACGTACTCGACGGGGGTCCTAAGACAGCACGGTCAAACTTGCTGCCATTGGCCTTCACCGAACACCCTCCGGAGGCACTCCTGGTACCGTAGGTACTGCCATACATCTTGAGATCGTAATCCCATTCAGTATAACTAGTCTGGGTACCTCCTTGCCATGTATACCCCGCGAGGGCGTTAACCCCCTCAAGGAAACTACCTACGCCGACAAACCAGTCAACAACGAAAGACCATGGTGTGATCTCCCATAATGTCGTGAGCGGATTTGTTACGCCGCAAGAGGCAAGGGATCGATACGGCACGTTGTTTAACGTCGCGTCGTACCGAATCTTCACACTCGTCTTCCTCCTAAACAAATCACCCCCTTTCACAGGGATGTAGACACCGGCTTCGGTGCCCGCATTGTTCCAGACATAATCATTCTGGATCCGGCAGGTTTTCGAAGTGGAAGCCCGGGTTGTAACCCGGTAGCGAGCGTAGGACCCATTATCGGCATCCTCGATCGCCTGCGCAGCCCCATAGATGTCTAACATCGTCGGGGTCAACTCATAGCGGTATTTGAGCCAGTGATCAGTAGCCAGGCGATAATCGCCAAACTGCTTTAACCGGTTCCAGACCGCCCTGAACCTTCCATGCCTGATATCACGGGCGTTACGGACAAACTCCGTCGCAAAACCCGAGAGTGATTTGGCGGTTTTCTTCCGCTCCGCAAATGCCACCGAAAGGTCGACACTCTTGGAACTAAACTGCGTAAGTGCACGTTGCTTCGCTCGCGCGACAGCATTGTCGTCTATGCAGTGAGAAGGGTTGGTGAGCGCAATCTGAGGAGGAAACGTCGCCTGAAACCGGTAGATCCGGGTAGGCACATCGACGTAGAAATCCCCAGGTATACGCTCGATCTTGGACCTATATCCAAAGTAGGACGTAGGAGGGCGCCAGTTATGAGCGCCTATAGTTGTGTGATGAGACGCATCCCTACCCGCCATCAGCGACGCCCCTCTTGTCAAGAGGAACGACGTATCTGTGGTTTTCCCGGTCGACTTGACGGTAGTCTGCTTGACAGCAGGCCACTTAGAGACAGACACTTGGGTATGGGTTTCAGGATGGCTCATTTTCACATGTCCAAAATCAAAGGAAGGACAGGCCACGACGAGTAGTCGTGGATAGCATGCAACATACTCATAGCCCCGGAGGCACTAGAGGGGTACATCGCAACGCCCTGCTTGACAGCAGGAGTGGCAGCAAGCCACAGAAAGAGCCCAAGGGGCT